AAAAACCTTAAATGTAGACGCGTATAGTCGACATGCCCCTAGGGACTACATTTAAATATTCTAGGAGGAATATTATGGCAAACACAACATTTAGCGGTCCGATTCGTTCAGAGAACAACGTACAGCTAATCAGCAAAACAGCATCTACAGGTGTAGTTCACGACAGAACTCAGATGAGTTCTAGACTATGGGATGCAAGAAGATATTATCTTTATGAGCCTTTCTTACAAAGACCAGGCCTTAATGCGATAAATATCATCGACCCTGACGCGGATAGTGCATCAGCGTTAGCAATAACACAAGCAGCGAATAAAAACTTTGAAACATTAGGTACTAACATGACGACTGCTTTAACTACGTTCCCAGGAACTCAAGCAGGAATCTTAATGACAACTGCTGGTTCTGATCAGGATCAATCAATTCTTTTACCACATTTAGATACTAACCAATCAGCTTGGTCTAAAGTTCTATGGGGTACTGAGAATCAAGTTGAATGGGAATGTTCAATTTCTTTACCTGCAATTGACAACCAAAATGTTTGGGCAGGTTTGAAATTAACAAATGCACCAGAGCTTGCAACAGATGATGATCAAGCGTATTTCAATTTCTTGACTGATGCAGATAATTCTGGTCAAACGTTTACTGATTTTACAAAGTTGCACTTTGTTTATAGTGTTGGTGGAACTGACTATATTAGTCAATTACCAATCACTGTAGCAGCAGCTACAAACTATCACTTAAGAATTAAAATTAACAGTGATAGAAAAGCAACTGTTTTTGTAAATGGTATACAGTACAACCTTACTAGCACTGCAGGTTCTACTGGGGGTACAGCGGTAACAGCTGTTGAACCTGGTAAACAAGTAACTTTATCTAGTGCTTTATCTAATGATGTGGATTTAATTCCATACATTGGTATTGAAGCAAATGCAGGTGCAGCTGAGGCAATTAACGTACACTACTGTGGAATTAGTAGACACGTTAACGAGTAATAAATAAACTTTAAGATGGGGCTTCGGCCCCATCTAGTAATCTTAATTAAGGAGGGATTATGGCAGACACAGTAACAGGACCAACTATATTGCAAGAAAATGATGCAAGAGTTGTTGTTAAAATAGTAAATCAATCAGACGGAACAGGCGGAACAACTGTATTTGGAGATGTTTCTGCAATGGCAGCAAACGGCGAAGGTGCTTCTTGTTTGCACTTAGTATTACAAAGACTTTGGTTTTCATGTCAAGGTGGCGATGGAGGAGATTCATACGCACGTTTAGACGAAGAAGATGATGATGGTGATATTCCAATTATTGGTTTAACAGGAACAGGCTATTGGGATTTTAGAGAATTTGGCGGAATGAAAACTGACAAATCATCAAATACTAATCAAAGTGATGTTAACTTTGTGGTACCAGGAACAGCTGATGCCGCAAACATGTATACGGTTGTAGCAGAATTTAAAAAGTTATATTAGGAGGTAGAGCATGGCTAATACTACTTCTGGAACAGTAACGTTCGACAAGACATTTTCTGTTGATGAAGTTATTCAAGAAGCTTATGAAAGACTTGGTATTTCAGCAGTAAGTGGTTATCAATTAAAAACAGCAAGAAGATCTTTAAACGTTCTTTTTCAAGAATGGGGAAATAGAGGTTTACACTACTGGGAAGTAGCAGATGCTAATATTGATTTAATTGAAGGACAGGCTGAATATACTTTTTATAGAGCAAGTGGTGATGGTACAAGTTCTGTAACAAATCCATCTGGTATTTATGGTGTAGCAGATATTTTAGAAGCTACTTTAAGATCAAATAGAACTGCAACTAATCAATCAGATTCATCATTAACTAAAATAGCTAGATCTGCATATTCTGCTTTATCAAGTAAATTATCTAAAGGAACACCCTCACAATATTTTGTACAAAGATTTGTAGACAAAACAACGTTAACTGTTTATCCAACAGCTGACTCATCAAACGCATCTAAAGATTTACATTTTTATTATGTAAAAAGAATTCAAGATGCAGATTCAACTTATACAGATGCAACAGATGTTCCATACAGATTTGTGCCTTGTATGATTTCAGGACTTGCATTTTATTTAGCTCAAAAATTTAATCAACAATTAGTACAACAATTAAAATTATTGTACGAAGACGAGTTAGCAAGAGCATTAGCAGAAGACGGTTCTTCAGCTAGTACTTATATAACTCCGAAGAATTACTACCCAAATATATAGGAGGAAACAATGGGAATTATAACTAAAGGAATGGGCATTATACTTAAAGGAAGAGGCAAATCTAAATCTATGAAAGAAGCATCAAAAACATTAAAAAAATATTTAGATAAAAAAAAGGGAAAAAAGTTAGATTTTGGTGACGCAAAAAAATCTTATAAAATCTTTACAAAATAATAATGGCATACGCAAGAGGAAAATACGCACAGGCAATATCGGATAGATCAGGAATGGCTTTTCCGTATAATGAAATGGTTAGAGAATGGAATGGAATGTTAGTTCATAAATCAGAGTTTGAATCTAAACATCCACAATTACAACCAAAACCACATGGTGGAGATATGCAGGCTTTAAAAAATTCTAGAACTGATAGAACTGAAAATGACGTTGCACAATTACTTCCAGAAAATCCATTTACTACTTATGCAGCAAGCTCTGGTGTAATAAACGTTCACGCGCCAGGACACGGATTAACAAATGGAGATACATATAGATTTAGAGGCACACCTAAACTTGCAGGAAATTATTCAAACCCATTATCTTTTGATGGTATAGCAGGGTCAAATATTGCAAAAGCTGCAGGTTATGCTATTACTACAGGTAAGTTTGTCAGTGATTCAAGAGTCACGACAAATACATCAGATAATTTCTACTTTACTGTTGACACGAGTACAGCAACAGCAGGTGGAGTGAAAGGAGGAGGGTTTCCAGTCTCAGTTGGACCAGCAACCCTTAGTGCATAATGGCAGGATTTACATATTCAACACTTACAACAGCAATCGGTAACTACACTGAAGTTGGAACTTCTGTATTATCTAGTACTATTACAGATCAGTTTATAGATAATTCAGAACTTAGAATTTTTAGAGACGTACCAATCGATGCTAATAGAAAAGAAATGGTTGGTAATTTAGTTGCTTCAAAAGACAATATTCAATCTCCAGCTGGAACTTTATTTGTAAGAGGAATACAAGTTTATACTTCAACTACAGCAGCAACAGGAGCTAATAGTTGGTTAGAAAAAAAAGATATTAGCTATTTAAGAGAATATGATGCAGCTGAAACTACTACTGGAACACCTAAATATTATGCTATGTCTGATAGTGGAGCAACAGGAATAGGAGCCGCTTCATCAGGAAGAATAACAATTGTGCCTACTCCAAGTTCGGCTTTTATGTATAAAATACATTATAGTGCTAGACCTCTAGGATTGAGTTCAGCAAATACTACAAGTTATATTAGCACGAATTTTGGTAATGGACTTTTATATGCATGCTTGGTAGAAGCATTTAGTTATTTAAAAGGACCAATGGATATGTTACAATTATACGAACAAAAGTATCAAACCGAAGTTCAGAAGTTTGGTGCAGAACAAATAGGGAGACGAAGACGAGACGACTATACTGATGGAGAACCACGTATAGCTGTCAACGTTCAGTCACCGTAAGGATTAAAATATGGCAACACTAACAACAACTATCAAAGAAGAAATAACACTAAACAACAATAGTTATAATAATGAGAGATCATTAGATATTTCAAGTGTTAATGAAATTGTTAAAAGAATAGTAACTGTTTCAACTACTGAATCAGGTTTATTAGGTTTTTCTACAGCTTCTTCAACAGATTTATCAAAAAGTTATTTAGCAGGTCAATTCGATGAAGACGATGTTAGATACATTAGAATTACAAATTTAGATACAACAAATCACGTTACATTAACATTTAGAGATGAAGACAGTACAGAGTTTGCAATTAAAGTAGACGCTGGACATTCTTTTATTTATCCTGGTGATAATAGTGGTGGAGTTGTAGATACTATGCATGCAGGAGGTTCCGCATTAACAGTATCATTAAATGATTTAGTAGATATTACAGCTGACGCAGACACAGATTCATGTGACGTAGAAGTGTTTGTAGGAAGCGCATAGGAGAATAAATGGCATCAAGTTTTACAGGTCTTGGCACAGAACTAATGACAACCGGCGAGAACGCTGGTAACTGGGGTACGAAGACTAATACCAATTTACAAATTGTAGAACAAATTGCTGGTGGTTATGTTGAACAATCAGTAACATCAACACCAACTACATTATCTGTTTCTGACGGA